TTGTTATCGATAATAGCATTACTCATCTGTCCAACTGCTTGGGATGACTTTTTATCTAATTCATCTAGTCTTTTCTTCATAACTGCTTCCCATTCTGGGCCTCCACCTTTTGCAGAAATTCCTCTTCTTTCCTCAACCAATGCTAATTTTGCTTGCATTTTCGCAAGTTCCATTACCCCCATACCTTTAATCATACTGGCTAGTTTACCACTATCCATCATGAATTCATCGCCTTCTTTATCTAATTCTCCAAGACCAAGACCAGCTAAATTTTTACGAGATGCAACTCCAGCTTGCTTTTTAAGTTTTTCTTCTTGATCTACTCCTAATGCATCTTGTGGGATCATTTTATCAATTAAATTATGAGAAGCTCTTTGTAAATCTTCTGCAAAAGTAAATTCTTTAAATCCATCAAAGCCGGGAATCCAACTTCCTAATTTGTTGATTTTTCCAACAACCCAATTGAGTATATCTTGAATCATCATAGCCATATCTATAACAAAGAAATCCACTAAAGCGGTTAATGCACCCTTTAATCCATCCATTATTTTCTCACCAAAGGTTCTAGTATCATCGGCACCTTGTTCTTTAAATCCATCCCAAAATCCAGAGACGGCTTCAAAGATTGCCATAATCCATCCAATAGGTGCAAAGAATTTACCTATCCAAGAAGCTGCACCAGCACCAGCTTTAATTGCAACTGAAAAGAATTTCTTGATACCTTTGACTATGGGATTATCTGTAACAGCTTTAACAAATGATTTAATCTTACCTATAATATCTCCAAAGAAGTCGAAGAAAGAATTAATACCTCCACTAGTTTTCTTAGCAGCAGTACCAAACCATTCTCCAAACTTAGTTACCCAACCCTGTAAAGTTCCTATAAATTTACCAAGGGCACTTTCTTTTCCAAATAAGGAACCAAACCATGTGAATATTTTTCGGATACTACCACCTTCATCAAACCAACCAAAACCCAGTTTTTTAAAGGATTTCAATGCATTTGCAATTTTACCTTCAGCCCCAAAGATTCCTTTAAGATGTGTCCACATTCCAAGAAGATCAGCACGGTCATTCCACCAATCAGCTGCACCAGATACAACATCCCACGCTTTTTTAATCTTACCTTCTGGGCCAAAGATTCCTTTAATAAATTTCCATATTTTTCTAAATTCTCCACCTTCATCAAACCATGTAGGGACTTCACCTAAAGCTTTTATCATCTCCCCAATTTTACCACCTTGACCAAAGATTCCTTTAATCCATTTCCAAGATTTTCTCATATCTCCAGCTTCATCAAACATCATAACATCACCTAGGCCATCTATCCATTTTCTGAAAGCTCCAAGTTTACCATCAATTGCAAAGATTCCTTTAATTTTTGCCCATGCTTGTCTAAACTCACCAGCTTCATCAAACCAACTTGTTTTTGCATAGTCAGCAACGGTAGTAAAAAAAGTAGAAATTTTCCCCCCAGCCCCGAAGATCTTTTTGATTTCTGCCCAGGCATTAGCTAAATGTCCAGTAGACCCAAACATAGTAGTTTTTGTCCATTCAGTTACAGTGGTTACAAAAGTAGCAATTTTACCTCCAAGTCCAAAGATCTTTTTAATTTCTCCCCAAAGAAGAGAGAGGACTCCTGTAGTAATATTGAATAATCCTTTTCCAGCCCATGCAGTTACTTCTTTTACTAATGTTGCAATGGTTCCAGTTAATCCAAATATCTTTTTAATGCCTGCCCAAAGTAATCCAAGTGTTCCTGTGGCAATATTAAACAATCCCTTTCCTAACCATGCAGTTACTTCTACTAAAAGTAATGCAATAGATCCTGTACTTACTGCAAATATTTTACCCAGTGCGGCCATCAATTTAACTATGGGGGATGTTGTTTTTCCTAACCATGCAAGAGCTTTCCATTCTAATGCTAAAGCACCCAAAGCTGCAAGAGAATCAAAGATCGCTACATTATCGTTATAAAAATTAGTGAATGTGGTTTTTAATTCTTCCCATTTTGTCTTTATTTTTGGGCCCCATTCATTCCACCATGCTTCCCAATCTTGTGATGCTAACCATTCTAATAAAAGTGCAAGACCCACAAGAACACCACCTTTCATAAGAAGACCTAATAGATCTCCTGCAAAGGATTTGGTCTTATCTGCCATCGCTTTTAAGTATTTTGAAGGATCAACTTTGCTGGCCAATCGTAATGCACGTTTCGCAGCTTGTCTAGCATCATCTAATGTGGTTTGGGCGATACTTTTCATATCACCTAAGATTTTGGTAAAAGTTACAGCACTTGTTTTGATACCTTTAGTATTTTCTGATGTATCTGAAGTACTATCTTCTGTTTTTTCTGTAACACCTAGAAGTTCTTTTAAAACAGTATTTCCTGCCAAGAATCCATCTTTAGCTTCTTTAGCTGCGTAATCAGATTTTAAATTAGTAGCTGCTAATAAAGCAGTTACTTTTTGTAATTCATTGGTCTGTTCAGATGAGGATGCTTCAGTTGCTAATGGTTGTTCAGCCATTTTGTTGTTTCCTTTGAGCTTCTTTATTTCTTTCGTTTTCTTCTTTGATCCATGTATTCAGTTTGTCAAGGTAAATATCCCTCTCCCACGGTAACATATTTTCGACTTCAGATAAACTCCAATGATGGTGTTGAATCATTCCGAATAGGTAATCAAAATGATTCTCTAAAGTCATGTGTGAGAGGGCAATTAGAAAAAAGAGTTTAGCCCCGTCAACGATACTTTGGATTCTACACCAGTTTTAGGATTCTTAATTTCTACATCATGCTTTAGCTGAGGCATGGTTTCAAAGAAAGTTTGAATCTTTAAAAACTGTTCATGTGTTAAGCTTTCAATGAAAGCTTTTTTATCTTTTTGTGAATAGTCCATACAGTCATGAACTTCTTCACCTTCCCAAATTTGATACATACATTCAATAATCATATCAAACATAGTATCAACTTCTCCCCCTTTGGATTTTGACAGTTTTGAAACTGTATCCAATTGAGGATACATCATGAGAACTCCAATATCTTCTGTCAATTGGATTCTTGCATCATGTTCTTCTTCCATCTGCACAACAACCTGTGACAGATCTACTTCAACCGTTACTTTGGTTTCCTCATCGTCAGGACAAGTAACTTGTAAGGTTGCAACTTCTCCTACAGATTTAGCTCTAATCTGTAGAAAGAGATATTCTATATCAAACAAAGGCAATTTGTCTTCTTTGATATCTTGATAAACACAATTTTTTATCAAGGTTTTAATTGCACTATAGATGGCTTTTTCATCACCTGTCTCTTGTGCAATTAGTAATACTTTTTCCTCTTTTACAAGGAAAGGTCTGTATTCTATTTCCTCATCAGTTGAGGGAATGTTTAGCCTATATCTAGGCGTATTAAGTTGTGGTAACGACATAATATACTCACGTTAAAATGTTAAATTATCCAAGCAGATTTGACATATTGCTCAAAGGCCCTGTAGTTACTGCTTGTCCCAATGCACCTGTTAACGGCCCAGATAACTCTGGTGGTAAATCTTCCAAGAAAGGGAATCCGTCTTTTTCATTTCTGAATTCACCAATTGAAAGTGCTACTGATCCTCTATTACCAATATCACCCATCTTGAATGGATTCCATTTGGTATATGCCCATGTAACATCAAATGTTCCTATTTGATCCGTTGAGTCATGAGCTAGATCTATTGACCCCACCGTTTGAGGCCAACATTGAAATACTTTTATTCCATAAGTGTCTGCGAATACTGTTTTAGGAGCTGCTTTTCCATTTTTCGGTGGATCTGGTGCCCCAGTAAAATCATCAAAAGCTTTGGTTGCTTTCTTAATCATACTTGATATATTGCCAGGAAAAGAATCTGGATCAGTCCCTTCTGGTTTTGCTACTGGTTTATTTGCTTCAGCCATTACAGAAGATCGAGTAAAAATATCAAATTCTGAAACATATTCGTCATAGTAGTTAAAATTTCCTGTCATATCATTCCATATCAATTTTTGCCATTGATCAAAGAATTTCTTAATACCCATAGCTCCATCACAATAAAATGTAGTAGTAAGGGTTCCGAATTGAACACTTTGAGGATATGGATAGGGAGCTCCATAAGTTCTATACATTCCCACATTGAATGTTTTTTCTGGGATTTGAACTTTACTACAATATAAATCTAATTTTCTAACTTTTCTATCTCCTCCACCTTCACCTCCATCTTCTGAATCCTTGTCTCCTATTCCAGCACCACCCATCAAACCACCAATAAAGCTTCCCTTTTGAGAAGTTTTAAATGGAGTATAAGTAGTGGTTGAGGCTTGAGTTTCTTGCTTGAATGTCACGTTTATACTACCTTCTCCAAATCGTGTAGATCCTTGCATTATATGAGATTGCCAATCTAAAGATCCATACTTTACATATTGTCCAGACCCAGCACCAGCCGAATGGCCTTTACTTTTTGCTTTTGGTCTTCCTCCCCTCATTATCATATCTGCTGGATTTCCAGCTGGTTCTTGTTCTAGTTTTTTTGGTTGATCTATTCCTTTGGGTACTTGGAAAGTAATCTTAAAGTTGACGGGCATCATAAACCCTTCAGCTCTTCCTACCATAGTCCGAATAGCATCAATTTCACCCGAAGGCCGCATTGCCTTCTTAGGAGGTTCAGTGATACCTATTTTATCAAGAATACCTTTTGCTCGTCCTTTGGTAAGTCCTGTTCTTATATCAAACTTACCTATCTTTACACCATCTCTAAATATTGCCATATTTCCTCAATACATTTGTTTACTATGATGCCAGACTCTTCTGGCTGTTGATTTTTGAAATTTCTGTAATGGTAATGCAGCTGCGTAACTCCAATCTTCTCCACTAATTCCATACAATCCCTTTCCTCGTACTTGACTAAACAAATATCGTTTTATACAAGGAATTGCTGGTTTAAATCTTGATATAATATTATATGATAATTTCATTCGGAATCTTTCATCCATTTTACCACCAGTTCCATGTGCTTTAATCAATCGAATCATAAGATCAGCACGATCATTTGGAGGTAAATAATGAACATTAATTCCATAGAAACCACCTTTTGCATAATCAAATGGGAAGATAAGTGGCCACATATCCCACCACGGTAATTTTTCTTTCCATTTCGCATCATATTGAAATAGATACATTCTACCAATAATTGGTCTGGTTTCTATTCCAATATTTCGGTCATTTAATATTTCTTTTCTACCAAATGATGCAGGAGTAGCAGCCCGTTGTGTTTTGGTTACTATTTTTTTAAACCAATCAAGGGCCTTTCGACCCTTAGCTTTCATATCTGAAATAAAATCTGTTGCTATCTTATCTGCCATAGTTTAAATATTTATGTGGATTGATGTGGTCTTCTGTAAGGATGAGAAATTTCCAACCATGCTTTTTACATACGGACTCAGCAGCTTCCCATTTGGCTTGGTTTCTACCCCATTCTTTGACTTCTCGAAGATATCTACTTCTGGATTTGGACTTTTTGGGGGGTTTTGTCTGAGCTTTTGGTTTGATTTCAACCAGAAATTTATCACCGTTTACGGTTTTAACATAGAAGTCGGGGAAGTATCGATGCCGTTTTCCATCAATTGGTGAGGTATAAGGTATAATTACTTCTTCAGATCCCCATTCAACAACATCTGGATTGGTGTCTAGATACACCATGAACTTACGTTCCCATAGAGAACGGTAAATTACATTAGTCACCTCACCTTTGTATTTCTTCCGATTGGTTGGAAGAAACTTTCCTTTATATGACATAAATACTTTTACACAGTTTATAGGAATACTTATGATGAATTTTATCGCACAGTCCATGCGTAGATTTGGACTTGCGCCAGATAATAAAGTAAAACCAAGTCAAGTTGCAGGAGGCACTGTTGAAGGAGGTAATAGTCCCATTGCACACATGGCAATAGGATCTAAATGGTCATATTCTACACTACAATATCCATTAGATGTTCAGGGACGATCAGACCAAGGACATTATATGATGTTTTATATTAATGAACCAATTGAAAAAATTCCCGCCTCAGCTGCCCCCGGCAAAGGAAAACGAAAAGGTAATGCTGGAATATTGTCGGCTCATAAAGCCGAGATGAATAAATTTAAAAAACCTAAAATTCTTGGGTCTAAAGCCCAGTCGCATTTGGATGGAGCTAAAGCTGCATTACAAGCAAGAGAGGGGTATTCAGAAAGATCATCAACTGCAACTTCTGCCGGATCATATTCTGATTCAACAAGTACATGGCAGCCTGGATATGAACCCAAAATAATTAAAAGAGAGCCACATCAAGGGGTTGGTACATTATTAACATACAGAAGGACAAAACGAACAACAGATTCTATTGTACTTTATATGCCACCTAATCTTACTGTAAATTATGCGGCTGCATATAAGGAAGAAGAATTAGGAAGTTTGTTTGCAGATGCCGCCGCAAAGGTTGTTGAATCAACGAATACTTCTATGAGTGATGTTTTATTAGGTGCAGGAGGAAAGGGTATCAAAGATGCCATGCTTGTTGGATCT